CGGTTTTGGGTCTGTCCATACCGTCTTGGATGGGTTTGAAAAAGAACGGGTAGTTGACAGATATTGGTACGACCTTGTCTGTGAACATTTTCTTAGCATCGGCACCAGACTTTGACAAGATGCCGTACCGTGCATCTGATGTAATTGTCGCCAAATTAACGGTTTCTGCTGAAGACATAAAAGAAAATCCGGAACGGCGGTTTTTAAGATAACACATTCCATAACATCGTGAGTCAGCTTTACAAGCTTCCCAGAATATAAAGAATAGTCTGTTTGCTTCCCTAAAGTCTGGCTTCCCAACGTCAATCTTGGAGTGCTGCAAGTACATAAAGTGAGTGCCAGTAATGTAAGTAGCCATGCCTTTATTATTGAACCAATGGCCTTCTTCTCTTTTTCTAAATTGTTCATCTATATAAGGTTCCCATTTTTCTTTAAAATCATCCGGATAATCCCTCCATTCAAAAACGTTTTGTATTTGCTTTAATTCCTTGGGATATTCTTCAGCAATCCATTTGTCCTTAGATTTATCAATCTTAGCGGGAGGTTTTGGTAATGCTATTTTTAGATTTTGTATATTATATATTTCTCCTATTTGTCCTGTTTTGCTTAAAACAACAATATCGTGCTCTTTGCTGTAGCCATACTTCCAAGACCTAGATTTGTTAAGCCTTGAAATAGTATTACTTTTTAAAGGTGTTATTACGCTATATAAAGTCTGGTGATACATTATCTAGATCTTTTTTCGGCAAACCCCTTAAAAGCTTTTTGTTTTGTCGCCGCTATCAACTATAGCTTCTTTTGCTACTTTAATCAATTCCTCAACAGCCTTATGCCCAGCTTGGATTATACTCTTCTTCGTCTCCTTGATATTCATATTTAATTGTAATAAATTTGGTTGGAACCCTGTATAACCTTTCATTATCTATAATAAATTCGTATTCAGAGCTTGGTCTAAAACCCACTAAATCACCAACGGTCATAACTTTTAAGCTAGGATCTTTGTATTTTAGTATGCCTATTAATGGCTTTTCAAAATTTATAGAAAACATTTTGTCTTCTTTTATCGGCTTAATAAAATTAAAACCGCTAAGAGCATTCCAGACATTATCTCTATTATACGCATAGATTTGATCTGGGGAAACAAAATACAAGTCTTCGTTGTAATAGCTCTTACTATTTTTTTCTTGCCCTCTGATATCCCTAAATCTCCTAAACACATTGTGATGTAATATTACTTTATCGCCTTTTTTTAAATTAGATGTATTTTCAAAGGGAACGCATTCTATTACACCAACTCTATTTACGTAATTATGGTTTTGTAATTCTGTGTTAAGAAGTAAATTGGTATCATTTATTTTTTTTGTGTTATTATTTCTACCATTAAATGGCTTAACAACAAAATCAAACATGCCTCTCATTAATACTCTAGATTATATTCTACTGCAATAGCCATGTTTTTGTTAAAGTCTTTCCAAGGTATAATATCTTTACCTTTTTTTATATAGATAGAGTACTTGCTCTCTTCCTCTACTATACTATCTATTAAATGACCGCCATAAACTTCCTGTCCTACAGAATAGTGCATCGCATCATTTTTATAGTCTCTGCCAATACTAATCTTTCTTACTAGGCTCATTTTCTTTAATTTCTCCAGTTTCAAGGTCTACTGACACATCACCATATTTTTCTTGCAATTTATTTTGAACATCCATTAATTCCTTAGATGCCGCATCCATAGAATGCAATAATTCGTGTTTTTGAATCTCTAACCCTCCAATTTGTATTTGAATGGAATTTGATTTTTTAACACTGTCGTTTAAAGACTGTAATTCTTCTTTGTTAATTTTTTTCATTATATTAAATTTTATTTATTAAATTGTTTTTTAGTCATCTTTGAATGACATCTTTTTAGCTTTTTCCCAGGTGCGACCAACGAAGTAAGCTCCATAAACAGTAACTAAAAGCGTTTGGAATATAGGTATGTATTCGTCTGCGATTGTAAACTCTCCAACATTCCCATCAAAAAAAGCGCAGGCTGTAAATATAATAGTTAAAAATATAAGAACAGCTGGTCTAATGTTTTTGGATAAAAAACTATCAGAGTTCATGTCCGACTCCCACCTTCTAGTAACTTGCTCCTGAGCGTCTTGATCAGCTTTTTCTAATATTTCTTGTATTTGTTTCTTTATTAAAAGCTTTTCTTCCTTAGTTGTTGTAAGGTTATCAATAACATTCCCAACTTCTTTTATTACCCCTCCAGTCAGCCATTGTATAATCTTTTTCATATTAGTATCGTTTTTTTACTCCATATGCTTTATTTATAGCGTTCTGAGCTTTAGCATATTCTGCTGATCCTTTTTTAGCGCTATTACGCTGTTTGATTAAATTTGTTAAATTTGTACCTGATTTATCATTGGCTCTTTTCCAAGACGAAGCGCCTTGAGACACTCTATTTGATCCAAGACTTTTATTTGCTTCAGGGTTTGGATCTGTGTTTGCTTCATATCTATCAGGGCCGTAAAACTTAGCTGCTTTATTTGGTTTACCCAGGCCAGCAAATTTACCTACTTTTGTTTTAGAGGCTTTGTCGACTACTTTTGCGGTTTTAGATAAACCTTTATAACCCTTCATTGCTAGTTTTGTTCCTGTTGCTCCCCATCCTGCAAATGGTATCATTGCGGCTGCAGATAAAGCGGCATTAGTGTGATCTCCCTCCGCGGCATACCAAGCAGCATTCACACCATCAAATGCCTCGCCAACTACTGGAACTAAGCCAAGAACATCTAAAGCACCGTGACCTATTACATTAGCCCAGCTTTTTTCTTTAGGCTCATTTGTTTTCATACCAGAGTCTTGAGTAGCTCTAGGGTCTGACTTAACTGCAGCGGATTTATACGTTTTTGTTTTTGATGTTATAGGCTTAACTCCCATTATTTAGTATTTTTTATTTTTCATAATCGGAGTAGGGACTCCAATAGCTCCAGCGGCTTGAGAAAACTTCTTCTTCGCTTTTCTTTTCTTTCTATCAGCAGCTCTTTGTTTTCTTCTAGCCTTACCTGTTTTTCCCTCTGCTAAAGCTTGCTTAGCTTCTTTTTCTTTATCAACAGCTTTTCTTGTTTTTCTAGCGCCATCAGCTGCATTCTTTTTAGCTTTAAATTTTGCAACTTTGCTAACCTTTTCTGTTTGAACACTTGGGATTTTTGTGTCTATGGATACCTTAGGGGATTTGGTTTCTAAATTAGCAATTGGCTTTGTTTCTATTTTGCTAACAGTTTCAACTTTTGGTTTTTTCTTAAGCTCTGTGGTATGATCCTGCTTCCAACCTCTTCTTGTATACTCATCACGTCTAGCTTGGCTGTTTAAAGCAAAGTCCTTCATATTCGTATCATACTTTTTTGTTTTTTTAGGAGGATCGACCTCGGTTGGCTTTGGTGCAGGCGACTCATCATCTCCTCCGAAAATTTTACCTATAGCATAATTTCCTATTGCATACCCAACCCCGCCTATGGCTGCGTTTTTAATAAACTTTTTAGCATTTTGCATAAAAGTTCTTTTAGGCACATACTCGACAGCTTTGCCAGCGCCTTTACCTAACATTTCTTTACCTCTTTTCAAAGCCTCTGCTCCGCCTTTTTTAATAGCAGGAAGAGCTTTTTTTCCGCCCTTAACAATAGCGGGTAATAATTTTGAGCCAGCTTTTATTAAATTTTTCGGCGCCGCTGCTTGAGAGCCCGGGGCATTCATTTGTACAGCTGCTCCCATATTTAATAACGGCTGTTCAACTTTTAATCCGCCTCTAGTTGTTTTTTTAATTGTTGCAGTGATCGGCTTACAGCTGTATCCCCCGCCTTGTTTTGATTTACCCATTGTTTTTGTTTTTATATGGAAAGTATTTATTTAATGTTTCTTTTCTTTTACCGCAGCCGCAACCCCCAGGTATTTTATCTGCAAGCTTTTTTATGCCAGTTGCTTTGGTAAATTTTTCTATTGAATCTCCTAGTCCTTTTGATTTCATAATATTAACTGAATCTACTGCAACACCATCTTCTTCTGGCGGCTCTACCTCTTTCACCTTTCCAGCTTCTAGATCTAGAGCAAAATGCTTTTTGTCTTTTGTAAGGTTTTGTACCAACCTTGGCTTTACAGTTTGTTACTGCTTTTTTAAGTTTACTACCAGGGTTATCTCTTTTGTATTTGTCAACTCCAGCTTGTGTCATTCCACCGCCAGCAGCTGCGCCCTCTTTGCTTTTTGATTTTACCTCATTATAGTAACCTAACGATTTTTTACGGGATGGAGCGTCTCCTCTCTTAGGAAAAGGTGATCTATCTTGCGTATAGGCCATAATTATTTATTTTTAAAGTAATTCTTTTTAAGTGGAGGTCTTCTGTTCATTTGGACAGCATTGTTAGCCACAGAATAATTTCCTAATTCTACACTGGTGTCCATGTTTTTTAATCTTGCCGCTGCCTCTGCAAATTGATTAGGCTTTGCGGTTTCGCCGGCCTCAATAGCTTTACTGGATTGCCCACTGCTGCTGGTGATTATGTTATTTTTTGTGCTTTCTTTTAATCTTTCAGCCGCCGCCGCATCTGCCGCTGCTTTATCTGCGTTGTATTTTTCTTGAGTCTGGTAGCTTCCTTGGTTTGCAGCTAACTCAGACATTGACATATTTCTTTCACCACTTCTAATATTAGATCCAGCCAATCTACCGCTAGCAGCCGCGGTTCGTGCATTTTTAAGAAGTTGTTTTTTGTTTTCGTATCTTAATTGATTTTTTTCTAACTTTACTAAATCTTTTTGAGACAAATTATCATTAGGAGTAAAAACTTCATTACCCTCGGAATCCGTAGAAAAATTACCATACTTTAACATTCTCTTCTTAAACCTAGCGCTCTTACGAGTTAGCATGTCGGTTTTACGACTTTGCTGCCTTGCTTGCCAAGGCTGAAGAACATCTTGCCTAGTCTCAAC